GTCCTCGGCAGCCTCAGGGAGCGCGCCGGCCTTGATGGCAGCAGCGCGGATGGAGTCGGCAAGGACTTTGTCGCTGTACTTCGCGGCGAATTGCTCGGCCTTGTCGGCACGTGCCTTCTCGGCGGCCAGCTTGGTGTCGTAGTCGGTGCGCAGGCGTTCGGTGCGGCGGGTAATGACCTCGTCCAACTTGCCCTCGGCAATCAGCTTGGTTTCTTCGTCCTGGCCAACCTTGGTCAGCAGCCCTTTCACGGCGGCGATATCCAAACCTTCGAACTGGGACTTGAATCCGTCCAGCTCAGTTTTGGTAGTCCGGAGCGAGCCAAGCAGCTCGGTGTTTTTGTTCTTGAGGCCCAAGGTCGCAGCCTCAACAGCTGCGGCAATGGCGGTCTGAACTGCCGGGTCTTCAAGATCAATCTGGTTTTCGTCTGCCACTTGGTGCACCCCTTGGGTTTGGTCGGCCCGCTTTGCAGGCATAAAAAAACCCCGGCATGGCCGAGGTTTGTGTGAATCTGAGACTTTACTCAGTCGCTCAACGTGAGCAGGTTTCGGTGTATCGATCCTGGGAAATCGTGGAGCGTGGTGCTGACAACAAATTTCAAGCCGGCAGTATTACCCCGGCAATGCCTGCTGACGTACTCATTTATCTGTCGATCAAAGCCAGGCGGGAGGTGTAGGGAAATACTGTCACCGTAAGTCATCGGGGCCGGCAGAGAATCACTGCCCCACCAAAATTGGCTTACATGAAGATAGCTTTTCGCATGCGGCGACTGCACGGACAGACTTGTGACCCTCACCGGGCGCTTGCCATCCGACGTAATACCAATCGCGATAAACCACCCGCCTTCTCCGGTATCTGCAATGGCCGAACGAACAGATATTCGGAGGCTTTCAACATCTTCCCTACGCTGCTTGTCTGCCAACCACAATGTCGTGAAGACCGCCGCTAGAGCTCCAAGTCCCGATACCCATCCGCCAAGCATGGAGAGGACTGGAACGGTCTCGGCAATGAACTCGTGGTGATTATTTCCCAGGCCAAATGAGAGGCCCAGCAAAAAGGCCAAACCAATTACGGCCGATAAAGCCACGAACCAAAACGTCCAACGTAGCAATTTGAACATCAGCTATTCCTTAGCCACCAAGTGCAAGCCGCGCATTTTAAGGTAATCAGCGAACTGCGTCCTGCTTGGAGCATATGGCGGCGGTCGCATGCGAAGACCCGGTGTATCGCGATTGAGCCGAGTTCGTCGCCCGTTTGGCTCTGTGCAATGCGTCGGCTCTTCGATCTGGAAGCCACGCTCAGCGGCGTACAACTCAACTGCCAACCGCACCTGACCCCATTCAAGCTCAAAGGGCACGAACGTCTCGGACAGTGTCTGGTATTCAATCTTGCAGTCACGCCTTGGCCAGGCCATTGCCTGATTAGGATTGGCCTTTCGACCCTTCCACTGTCGACCGTTGATGTCGGCCGCGGCGCGCAGCAGCAGTTCGACCTGCTCGACCTCTGCTTCAGGTATCCGGAACCCGTAGTAGTCGCGGTAGAAGGTCAGCTTCTCCAGCCGCACGAAGCTATTTGCGTCCGGTCTGCCCTTTCCGTCTTCAACAATGATATGCATCGGCTTTCTCAACCCGGTGAAGCGCCGAGTGTAACGCCTGCACGGATGAACATGTCCGGCTCAGCGGCTTTCAGTTGCGCCAGCGTCAGCGGCTTGAACGACTTGTCGAGCTGAAGCTTGGCGAACTTCTCCGGAGTCAGTCCTCCATCACGGAACAACTTGGCCCGCACCGGGCCGAGCGCATGATCTTGGAAACTTGCCGGCTGCGTTGCCAGCCACTCGTAATAATTCAGGCTGGCATCGACCTGCGCCCCGCCATTGTCGCCCACCGAAGCACGCGTGGCGTCCTTGGCGAACATCTCGGAAAGCCGGGTTGTCGGCACGGTGGTTGACCGGCAGTTAATGTGCGCCGGCGGCAGCGGCCCTTTGCCCAGGTCGAAGCGCATGCCATCCAAGCCCTTGCACTGCTGCGAGGTCTTGCGGTCGAGCGTCGATACCCAGCGATAGCCCAGCACCACGTCGCTGTTGGCTTTCAGCGTCTCCATTCGCGCCGTCGTGGCCACGTGCTGGATTGCTGTTTGCACCACTGATGCGGCGTTGCGATTGCTCACCGCCAAGACACCGTCCGTGAAGTTCTGAGCCGCGGTGCCGCGAATCGCCTGAATGATTTGGGCATTGGTCTGGCCCTGGCCGAAGCCGAGCCTGATGGTATTCGTCACGCGCATCGTCTCCGTGCGCGTCCAGCCACTGACGAAACTCTTCAGCAGCTTGCCGCCGTCGATGCCTTTCACCTGCAGCGGATAGGAAAACACCGCCGCTCGGATCACGATATTGCTCGGCACCACTGCGTCGATGGAAAGCGCATTGCTCAGGCTGTTGGCCTCAAAAGTCGACTCGTACAGCGCGATATCGACCAGATCGGCCTGCACCAGGTCGCCGTAGGCCTTGTAGATCGCCAGCAGCTTACCGTCCACACGAGCTAGGAACTGCTCAAGGCGGTCCCGGCTGTAGGTGGTCAGCTCCTTGCGAGTCAACTGCACCCGCACAAGTGTGTCGATCTGGCGCAGGTACTTCTCGAACTTCTTGACCTCGCCGGCTTTAAGCCGCTCCAGCATTACCGAGTGGCGCGTCGTCTGCTCCAGCAGTTGGCTGTCCGCCTGCGCCAAGTTTGTCGATGGCATCGTCTTTATCCAGGTTGATGCCGGCCGACTCGCGCTCATCGCTGATCAGGTCGGCTTCGTCTTCGTATGGGCGATCCGGCAGCTTGCCGGTGGTGAGGTACTGCCAGTAGGTGTCGGCGCTGATCGTGCCGGCCATCACGCCCTTGAGCAGCTCCGCAAGCACCTGGGCATCGACCACTGGCGTCACAAATTCAGGGCTCACCTTGAACTTGACCTGCTTGGCGTCGTAGCCCTTCCACTCAGCGGCGTAGCGCAGCGCCTGCTCCACTGCCTCTGCCACCGTGACGACAATGCTGTGCAACGTGGCGTGCTGGTCGTTCTGACGTGTTTTACGCGCCTCGCCCGACTCGGTACCGCCGACATCCATGACCTTGGCGCCGGCTTCAAGCGCGGCGTTCTTCTGGTCATCCATCGCCTTGCGGACGGCTTCAATTCCGGCGCCTTGAAACTCCAGATAGCCACATTGGCCAGATGGACCCAGATCCCATGCCGCAGATGGCCCCGTCACGCTCAGCTCTGCAGAATCGTCGAGGCCAGACACCCAAGGCTGCGGATGGCTGGTCTGGTGTAGTGCAGTGAAGTAGTCAGCGCTCAACTGGTAGGACTTCAGCGCCGCACGCGCCATCGTGAGCAACGGCACCTCATCCACTTCCGGCGAGTTGTCGGTCGAGCCGCAATAGATCACCGGCAGGTATGACAGGCCTTTGACCAGTCGGTTGTCGGTGCCAGTGGTGCCCAGGGGTCTCTCCTCCTCGACGATCTCGCCACCTTCGTTCCGCACAGCGGTGTAACAGGTCTCGCCTTGCATGAAGAACTCGCGGAACACCGTGTCGCAGTCGTGGCTGTAGCGGTCGCTGCCCTTCTTTCGGAACTCCCGGAACACCGAAAGGACCAGGTCTTGGCGACCGCCTTGATCAGCCGTGTCCCAGTTGATCGCGTTGCGCGTGGCGTACGTCGAGAAGTACGGCTCACCACGGTCATCGATGTTCACCACCAGAGGGACGCGGCCGTGTGAAATAGCCTGGCGCACCATTCGGAAGAACAGTTGCTTCAGGCCGAAGCCGTCAGAAGTGGCATTGTCCTCGATCCCCTTCAGGCCGGCGGGCAGTTCAATCTCTGGAATCAGCCGGGAAACCAGCCCCATCATCGACCGCAACGAGTCGCGCACCCAATGCTCGTACTGAGCACGGTTCGTGTAGTTCTCGTAGAGGTACTTGTTGCCCGCGCCGTCGAGCTTCTCAGCTTCAACCATGCCGCTCGGCTTTGGCAGGTTGCGCTCGTTGCGCTTGACGGCGCACTCACCCTCGAGCGCGTCGTCCATCATTTCCCACTCGGCGATGTGCGCGTCGTAGTCAGGGTTTGTCGATTGCACTGGCATCAGGCCAAGCCTCCAATTCGGCGTGTTCCGCCTGTGCGTGTTTTGATCGGGTACCGCTTGGCAATGAAGTAGCCAGGGGCATCCACCAAGTGGTCATAGCCGGCCTTCTTATCGGGCTCGCCCTTGTCCGTGTAAATCTGGCGCTCTAGGCACTGCGTGTATTTCGGACACTGGTCGACATTGACCAGATATCGATGCTCGCCGTAGGTATTGGCGAACATCGCGCACATGGCGTTGACCCGATCTTTCACAGCGGGGTTGGTCGAATCCACCACTACGGTAAATCCAGCCTTTTTCAGTAGTGACAGGTCAGATTCGCTTGCGCTCTTACTGCTCGTGTTCTGGCCGCTAGCGTCCGGGTAGATCGCAATGCTGTGGTCAGGAAAGCGGAGCTTGATCTTCTCGATCATCTCAGGCGTGTCCCGCACATCTGAAAACTCGCTGAGCGCCAGTGGCAGGTCATCGCGAATGACGTGCACGACTGCCGCCATCTTCATGACGTTGAAGTCCATGCCGATGTGCAAGGCCTCGCCGCGCTTGATCGTTTCGCTGGTTCGATTTGCCTCACGATTGAACGTGTAATAGACGACACCCGCGTAGTTCTCAAAGCTGGCCTCGTATTCCTGCCGAAAGGTTCGAGGGTCCATCTTGCGACGGGCCGCATCAAGCTCCTCAGCCGGCACGTTACCGCCATCGAGCGAGGTGTAGAGCCAGCTCTTGTGATCAGGCTCATGCCCCGGACGGCCATCTTGGAACGTGTCGTAGCAGTGGTTGAAGCCCTTGGGCGTGCCGATGCGTAGCGCGTGGCCGCCCTTCCGCATGCCGATGCCGGGCATCGAGTATTGGCAGGTCGAGAGCATCGGGCGGAGGACTTCTTCCCATGCTTCCCAAGTGCAGTCCGCCCATTCATCCACCAGGACAAAGAACAGACCGGAGCCGCGCAGATTGTCGTAGTTGTCGAGCCCTACCACGCGCATGACGTGGCCAGACTTGAGCGTGATCGAACATTCCGTTTCGTTTGGCCGGTGTGCACGCCAGGCTTCGGGAATCGCCTGCTTCAGCCGTCGCCAGAACACGCGCTTGGCCTGCTTGAACGTCGGCGCGCCGTACCAGATTTCATCCTCGACGCTAACCCCCCATTCAGCAGCCAGCCGAGCAGCTCGGCGCATCTCAGCCTTACCCAAGAACGTCTTGCCAAACCTTCGACCACACACAGCATCGCGGAAGCGCGCCTGAGGCTGGAAGCCCCAGCAGTAGATGTTCGCCTGTTTCGGCGTCAGCTTTACCGGCGGGTCATAGGTACGGGGTAGCGGGGACATTCTCATCAGGCTCCAGGGTGTACTCAGCAACGGCGTGCTGCTGGTCCGCTTGGGAGCCCAGAGGTTTTTCGGGTTCAAGGCGGCGATTCACGTAAACGTCGCCCACTTCTTTGGCTGCCTGCTCCAGCAACTGGGCAGTCAGCGCCATGTTCTTCATGTTCTCGGCCTTCTCGGCCATGCGTCCCAGCGTGCGAAGGCGATACGCTCGGTTGGCGATCGGGATCTCTGCCGT